GTATTGTGCATGAGTCTGATTAGGTTTATCTACTGGTGTAAAATAAGCATGATTATTAATCTCTGTTAATATATCACCGGTATTTACAGCAACAGATAAACCTTTATCTTTATGACGCTTCATATAACAGTAAGAACAATTATATAAACAGCCATACCCAAAACTAGGAGAAATAAAATCCGTAGACCTACCAGAGGCACGTATTTTAAAAGTTTTTCTTACATCTCTAGTTATTAGTTTTCCCATATTTCTCTAGATTTAGCTCTTAGATAAACTCTGACTTCTTTCTCGAGTTCTGGAGACATATTACATTCTCTGTTCTCTAGACATCCTAGCTCATCTAGCAGCGGTTTAACTTCTTCTGCAAACTCTACAATATTATCATATTTTGCTAATATAGTCAAATCTGCAGCTTTAGCATCATCAATATCTGACAAAACAAATAATTCTCTAGACTTTTGCTCTATCAAATCTGGATCATCACACTGTGATACAAACTGTTGAAACTCAAATAGTTTATCCATATGCTTAACAATATCTGGTGCTATATTTGACACGTATCGATACTCATATTCTGAGTAGTGTTTATTTCTTAGATCCATAAGCTCACAGTAGTGTTCCTGTAGTGTAGGATGTATACATCCAAGACCTTGCATAAATTTAAATTGGTTTATCTTCTCTAATTTATACGCAGTGTAATATTTAACAAGTGTATTATCCATAGTATATCCGTTTTTATCTGTTAGTTGTAAAAATAGTTCATCGATGTGTTTGACATTAGGGTTTTGTGTAATAAACTTAACCTTGTTTTGACTAACACGTATAAGTTGTGGTGTGTCCCAACCTTGCTTAGGCTGAGCCCAGTCATTATACTCTCCCTTCTTATCCCACCTCATAAATCTAACAGGAGGATGCTCATACCAGTAAATAGGATACTCTGTAGCTTTGCAATGATTGCCATTATCATAACTACCAGCATTTGGATATACCTGACTAAATCTAGGTACACTGTATCTCAATAGTTTTGCAGCAGCCCTCATTTTGTCCTCATCTTCTTTAGTACAGTAGTATATACGATTAGAACTATCCATAAGATCTTTTGCCTTAGGCTCTATCTTCTCTAGTGTAAGATTATCATCCTTAAGATGATCCCATCTAAGAGTGTATGCAACCATTCTTTTCTCTATCTCACGACGCTCTGCAGCTGTTAGATTAGAATATTTAGACTTTTCTAGCTCTTGTTCTTCTATTTCTTTACAGTCCTGAATAAACTCATCCGGCACTACAATGCTATCATAGTCTTTGTACAACTCTGATTGTTTAATAAAATTAAATACCGCTGTACGTTTAGCAAGAACTCTATTCTTCTCTTTTAGAACAAAAGACTTATCTGTAGCTTTTATCAAATCATCTTTAAAATGTTCATCTAGATCTGTCTTACTAAATGTTACAACATTATTAAGCTGATAAGACTCTTCTGTGTCTTTCTTCATAATATACATATCTTTGTATTTACTAAACTGTTCTTTTCTAAAATACAAATGATTAGCATCAAAAGAAGCCCACTCTTTAACAGGTTCTCTCTCTACTTTATTAGCTCTAATTACTGGTTTCATCAACTTAAAACCTTCAAACATTTTAGTAGCTGGTCCATACATAATCCTAGGATCAGGCCCAAACTTAGGTTTAATTAAGTCTCTATCAATAATACGAGAAATTTTATTTAGTACTTTATTCTCAGCACTGTCTCCTGTAATAATAGATCTACACTTAGCAACCCATTTAAGAAAATCTGTTTCTTTTAGCTGTTCTTGAACCATATCGCTAGCTTCTTTAGCTGCAGCCATAATTACACCTTTAATATACTTTTTAGTAGCTTCGTTCCATATAACTTTCTCACGAGAAGGAGTAACATCTACACCCTCTTGTAATACAGTCTCTGTACCATCTTCGTTAGTAATTACCTGTCTAGCAGGACACTTAAAAGCAATAGAACCATACATCTGCTGCATTTCTAGCTCTTTAAAGTCAATATAACCATAGTTAATACCTGTACTAGCACTCTTATCTTTTACAAGAACAATATGCGGCTTACTAAAATAATAACTATCCGCAACTATAAGGTTCTCAGAATTATGTAATACTTCAGCTTTAAAATGTATGTCTCTAGACTCGCCATCTTCATATTTAATAGTAAAATTAACGTTGTTAAAATATAACAGCTGCTCTTCTACCGCATCTCTAAATTTATTACGATTGTGTTTCTTTACACCAAAAGATATAGTAGTTTGATTTACTTCATTAGAATGTTCATAGTATACTTTAGTACCATCACTAAACGTTATAAATTTATTCTGCATACCAGTCTTTACATTAAATGCTGGTATAATAAAATCAGTTTTGTAGTTATAACAGTTACATTTGAACCGCATACCATTGTATATAGTTTCTATAGTATAAAAATCTACACCTGTAGATAGCGCAGCTTTTGCGCCTAGACCAAAAGCACCAAAGTTCTCGCTTGTATTACGTTTTGTAGAATAACCTAGTTCTAATATACCTTCTAATCTTCTACCGCCTATACCTACACCATAATCAGTAACTGAAAATATATCACAATATCCAACACCTTCGTTTTCTGTATATAGTAAATCTACATGATTTTTACCATGTTGTAAATGTGCTATGTTGTAATAGCTTTTATCAAAATTACTATCTTCATACTGCGCACCATGACGCTCGATGTAATAGTCTTTTACTTGTTTCTTTCCTGTTAGTATTTCTAATGCTACCTCTTTCTCTCTTTGAGAGTCACATGCATTTGTTACAAGCTCTCTAATAGTAGACTGTATTGGCATAGAATACTGTGTTGACTGCAAAATGTCAAACACCATCTTCTCAGCGCCTTTGTTAATTTTCTTTGCTATGCCGGCGCTACCTTGCATAGGCTTATCAATAGTTTTAATACTCATATTATTTGTGTTTAATTGGTTTATAATCCTAATCTTCTGTCATCCATAAGATCTTCTAGATAAGCATCTCTCATACGAGATTTAAATTCATAATCTTCTATAGGTTCATCAAATTGTTCCTTACAAGAATCACAAATATATACCTCCAAAGAGTCTTCATCAAATCCGTCTGTGTAATGTGAGCCGCAACATGGGCTCAAGAGTTCGCAGCCATAATCATCTGGGCTGGCTAACTTCCAGTTATCATAGTTCATAATAGTGTGTTTAATTGGTTAATAAATAGAATAAACGCGGACTTACATACAACCGAGCGTATAATCCATTGTAATGCCCGTCTAGCCGGTAAACTAGGTTTATTCTATAACTGTTTAATAAGTTCTACAACTTCATCTACTTGTGTTTTATTTCTTGGCATAAATAATACATAGTGATGATTGTTATCTTTAAGATGTTTCTTAAATAATTTCCATCGTAACGGAAAGGACTCATTGGCATAGCCTTTTGTTTCGATGATAAATTTACCATTAGGATCTACAAAATCAGGGGTATATGTTATAGCCCTTATCTTGCTACCTTTGTTGTATAATTTTTTACTTGTACCTTCATAACAAGCCTGTGGATATACCAAAGGCTCAAATATGGTAAATGTGTGCTCTTCATAATCAATATCTACTTTAGCTTTTTGTAATTGCTTATAGCAATACAACTCTAAATTAGATTGAAAAGTTTTACCATTGTAAGTACTTTTTTTAGCATTCTTTACTTTCTTACGTCCTGTTTTATTTCTAGCTTTTCTCTTCCACGTCATAGTTCACAACATTTGTTTGGAGGTATCCTTCTAAACCTCTATTCTTATTCCATATAAAAGCTTGACCACATCTAAGCGTTCCCACATATCCTTGAGTTTTATGCCAATTATCATTAGCACAAATAGATGGTATAAATCTAACTTTAGTTCCCATGTATTCATTTAGCATTTCTTTATGCTTATGTCCACAATGTACTTCCCTAATTTTACATCTACTCCACATCTCAGGCTGCTCTGTTGCAATTAACAGAGGAAGCTCATTAGCTTTTTCCTTATCTCCATGCGTAAACATAATCATATTAATACCATACTCATAATATTTACGTGTCTCTAAACTGTTGTCTACTGTAACGTTTTTATTGTTGTGATATAAAGCATCTAAAACTTCTCCAACATAAAACATACGCTCGAAATCATGATTACCTTGTACCACAACTACATCTACTGGTGCAAATTGTGTTAAATAATCAATTGCTTTTGTAACTAAATGCCAATAACCTCTAAAAGATTGACGCCATCGCATACTATCTTGTTGAGGTGTACCTTTAGTTGTAGCTCTACTCATACCTTCTGAGTTTAATCCATCATTACCAACAGGTAATAAAAATCTATCGATTTCTAAACCATCTGCCTTTCTATGTAAGTCTACAATAGCTTTCATATAATGTTCTTCTAATGCATCTGGCCCTTCATCGGTGATTTTACCATAATGTATATCTGGTAATGAGATTTCATAAAGGACAGGATCTTTTGGCTTAGTATACTTTATCTTTTTAACTTTTGCGGATCTAGTCTTTATATAATTTAACAGCTCTTCTTTTACTTGAGGCTGTTCATGCCACTGATTGTGTGTTACAATACTATACCGCTGTTCTCCATTAAAGTTTTGCCAAAATTTAACAGACTTTACGTCTGCCATTGTTAATCCATTATCTAATAAATGTTTTTGGAAAGCTTGACTTGTAGTAAGTTCATGGCCATTATCATTGTTCATACGTTCTTGTATCCACTCTTCAGAAGTTACAAGTTTTTTACAATCTCTAATAATAGCTATATCTACTTCCCACTTATCAGCTAACCATTGCGCTCCTTTTTTTAGAAATCCTTTTCTTGTTCTAAGTTTGTTAATAATTTCATCTCTAGTCATTTAATATAATTTTAAGTTCGTTAAATCTGCCTAGAGTTTTTACCAAGTCTGATGGATCTTTGACTCCGTAATACTCAGGTATGCAGATATTATTAAAACCATACAAACCACAAATTTTATTAGCCATAACTTGGCCGGGATTTACTGCTTTGTCGAAATCATTGTCGTATAAAACATCTATTGTCCTGAATCTTTGTTGCATTTCACTTATTAGTTTACCAGACGGCATTTGCATTTCGCTCTGAAAAGCAATGGCAGGATACCCTGCCGCATGTAAACACATAACATCTTTAAGTGACGAAGTAATGATAAGTCGCTCACCTTTATACGGGAGTTGGTTATAGCCTTGAACATCTTGTTTTCTTGTGTTGCTTAACCACTTATTTGTCTCTTCATAAGGAGAATAAATTTTATATCGATTCTTGAATCTAAAAGCGTAACTAACTGATTTACAAGTAAATCTATAGTTATTTACCCAAAAGTGACTTATAGGTTCAACGTCAAACTTAATCAATATTTTTTTACTAACCAAATATTGACTCCAAAACTTTGCATCGTCTCGATTCCATTGACGTCTTTTTTTCTTAAGAATAACTTCATTCCTATTGTATGATGGTGCTACCTCTTGTCGGTAAGCCATTATACCCATAGTAAATTTAATCTTTGATTTTTTAGAACTTAGTTTTAAATTAAAATCTGTATCTATAATATTTAACGCAGAGTAAAAATCACAATTGTATTTAAATTTTACATAATTAAAACAATCAAAAGAATGACCCGGACAACCGAAATCTTTATATAGTAACTTACCGTTATAAGGAACTATAGAAACTGTTGGGGAGTTATCCTCCCTCAACTCGCTTCTAAACTTTTTACCTAGCATTTTAAAACTAGGGCAATAATACCTAAAAATGTCATACTCAGTAATTCTACTAAGTATGACATCGGTATGTAGGTGATCGTTACTATCTCTACGATCAACGGCCATTAGAAAGGATTGTCCTCTACTGCAACAGGCTCAGAAACCCAATCATCGTTCTCACCAATTGTATCTGGTGTTACTAGACTAGCTGTAGAAATATGTTTACCCCATTTTAAGTCCGCATTGAAATCATGATTTTTAAACTGAGTGTACTCATCATTAAGCGCTTTAATAAATAAATCATCTCTTTGAGGTTTAACTCTGCCAAAATAACCAGTATAAATTCCTTGATATTTGTCGTCTTTTACACCTATCAATACTCTAAGTTGATTATTCTGAAGTGCTGATGCTAAAGTCTTAATCTCTGTTACATTACCATTTACAATATCGTCTATAGTATCAAAATATACAGATGCTCCTGAAGCAACGTTAGCCCATGCCTTAGTAAACTCAATTAAATCTACCTCGCCTTCATACGCCTTTCTTTGACCTTCAGAATTCCACCACTCATAAGTAGGTGCATCTTCAGACCAGGTATTCTGACCTGTATTGTTTATCCATTGATACTTACCAGTTTTAGATTGCTTATGTTCTTTTCTTAAGAAAAAGTCAAGTCTGTACTTACCATCATCATTCTGTAACCAAAACGATACTTTATTCCAATCTTGGTCATTAGTTGTACCTGAATAAGCAGGTTCTGTTTTTACATTTATATCTAGTGCGTTTAGTTGATCCTTAGTAGGATTAACCGCTATCACTTTTACGTTAGTTAAACCTGAGTAGAACTCTCTTCCACCTCCTGTAACTTCTTCTGTACTTGCATTACTTTGTATTGCCATATCTATATTATTTATTTATTATTATTAAAATTGTGTTAATTGATTATTATCTTCTATTGGATCCATAGGAATACTAATTTGATTAGCATCTACTACAGTCTCAGTATCGTCTACAAAGGTAAAAGGTAATTTCCTAATTTTCCTAGCTTTTTTACCTTTTAATTTAGGATGTTGAAACATTTGTGTTACCATCCAAGTTTCTAGATTATACTTTTCTTTAATTCCTTCTCTGTTTATACCATTCTCTAAATCTTCTAGGATTTGAGTAGTGGTAATCTTTGCTGGCGTTTCTTGTTTTACAACCGTGCCATTAGTTGGTTCGTTTGCTTCGATCATTTCTTTTCGTGTTTAATTAATTAATCTATGAATATATTTGACCATTTTAGAGGCATGGCCTTACCTTTTAAGTGTTCACATCTAGAACCTGCAGTTACATCCTCCATAGAATTAAAAGAAATCATTGTTTCTTCTTCTTCTCTGTATATATAACCAACAGCGTCCGCATTAGCACATGTAATTTGTTTAATCTTACCTGTAAGGTCTAGGTCTTTTACTGCAACCTCTTTACCTTTCTTTTCTAGCATCTTATCTTTTAGATGACCTACAAGAATAATATGATCTGCTAGTTTATTTAGCTTATCTATCCATTTCTTGTATGCCATACGCAAATACAAATAACCTGCACCGTTAGGTAATGATAAAACTGATGCCCCTGTATTTTTAGAGTCAAAGTTTTTACCCATAGGTGTCTCTTTGTATATACTTTTAGCCTCTACCTCACACCATTCTTCTAGTTTAGATATAGTGTCGATAGCTATGTATTTATATGGTCTTCCTTGCTTCATAATAGCAGTACCAATACTTTGTAACTCTGACAAATTATTAACTTTTACTTTTAGTGCATCAACCATATCTGAACCGTCTTCTAAGTCTATTATCAAACAGTCATCTAGCTGTGACAATACTGTAGTCTTACCGATCTTTGGCGGACCATATATTATCATGTTTTTAGGCGATTTACGGCTCGCTTTAACCTTTGCTTTTGGTAATTCCATATTATTTCTTGGTTTTTAATTTAGTTCTTAACATATCTCTTCTAGACAATAATTGTGAAACTTTATCTTCATCATTTTTAAATCGTTTCATCCTTTTGTCTATCTGATTTATTTCGTTTAAAACTGCTAATTTTACTTTGTTTCTCCCATTCCTTTTACTCATAATTTTCTAATTTTATTTTTGTACTCTTTCTTTAATTGTAAATGTTGACATTTCTGCTTCGTATGGTATCATGCCTAGCAAGCCATCACGGTTTTTCTCCATGTGTACAGCTAGCAAACCACGAGGGTCTTCATTACAATATGACTCTGTAATTCCATACAAATCATGTGGCCTCTGCAGCATCATAACTACATGAGCATCCTGACCTATACTGTCGCCACCAAACAGATCTGTCAATAAAGGTTGATACTGTGCTTTAGCACGATGCTCTTGCTCTATGTTACGATTTAGTTGAGATAATAGAATGTTTATAGTTCCCATTTTAGCTTGTAGCCACATACATCCTTTTGACACCTCATTTAGTTTCTGTAATTCTTGCTCTCTATTACTTAAAATAAGTCTAGAGTGATCGAATACATTTATAATAGTGTAATCTGGTCTTTTATTAGTTATATCTACATTTGCCTCTTTAATAAACTCCATATCTCTTGGAACGTTATTAAAATATACAGGATAATTCCCATATTTTAACACTTCCTCTTTAAATTTTTGATAAGCTTCGTTTTCTAGTCTTTTACCTACAGACAATAGCTCACCAACTTGTCTATTTATACCTTTCGAGCCTGCACGCAGTATCTGCTGATAACCTGGCATCTCGAAGGTCCAATACAACACAAGCAAGTTCTTGCCTATGTTTTTATCCAATAAGTCAAAGATCAATTGGTTACTAAATGCTGACTTACCTACACCTGGACGTCCTGCAATTACATACATTTTGCCTGGCTGTAAGCCGCCTAGTAAATTCTTGTTTAGTCTTTCCCACTTTGTAGGATAAACCAAACGTTTACCATTCATACCATCTACTACGTGGTGCAGTGATGCACTAATAGCTTTTCGTATGCTCTTAAATCCCTTATTACTAAAGGGATCTTGTAATCCTGTTGGTTTGTTGTTTTGTGTCATTTTCATCTAAGTTTTCATACTTTTCCCAAGTATGGTTATTAATCCATGTTTCTAAATTCTGCATATAAGCTAGATTATTTCTGTCTATAGTAAGCTGTGTATCTAAACATTTCATTATATGTTTGTGTTTATACAATTTATCACCTACTATTTTCTCATACTTTGCTTTAATTTTTGCATTAGATTTAGAATCTGGATCCTTAGCATGTAACACTCTAATACCTCGATCTGGAGACATTACTTTCATAGGATACGTAGCTATAAGCTCAGCGAACATCTGATCAAAATTAGAAGAAAAAAGATCTATGAACTCTTGTCTTATAAAATGTTGATCAGGTGTTTCACCTAGCTTAATATATCCATCTGCTTGTAACTTCTCTAGATTTGGTTTAAGATTAAGATTGTTTAAATTTGTATAACTTTCTTTATATATTATATAGAGATATAAAAAATCATCAGCAGACATTCCTGTTTGCTCCAATACTTCAAAATCTATAGTAACATTCATATGGCAGTAAAGGTTATAAAAAGTTTTGTTATACTTATTTTTAAATCTAATGCAAATATAATAAAATCTGTTATTATGTACAAATAATTTCTATAATTATTCCCAAACAACATTTTTTAAGCTTTTTGTAGCTTTTCTAAGCCACTTTTCTTCCTGAGAATCAGCAACATACACAATATATATCTTACCAATTTTATCTTCTTGGAATCGTATTAATCTACCTACACGTTGTATCATAGACAAAGATTTACTAGTAATACCACAAATTATACCCATATTTGCGTTAGGTACATCAAAGCCCTGATTAAGAGCTTTTGTAGAAAATAGTACATTTATAGTATCATTTTTAAATGATTCTAATGCTAATTCTTTCTGTTTCTTTGTCTTGTTAGAATGATATGCCATACCATTAGGTATAGAATTACATAATCTATCTGTAAACTCATTTGCACCACCAAATACTAGTATTTTTCTATCTGTATTTGACGCATATATCTGCTGAAACTTATCTATTTTATTTTCTGCAAAATCTATAATTTGTTTACGAGCTCTAATACATCTATAAAACTGTGCAGCTGCTTGTTTTTGCACGCCCGTTGCAGACCTATTAGCCATAATTCGTCTAGCTTCATTAAATGCATCAAATTGTCCCAGCTGATACTTCCAATACACATACTTATTATTTATCTTTTTGTATGTAGCTCTTTCTTCTTCAGTAAGTTCTACAGGCACACATGTAATCTCATATGGACTAACAATACCAAGCTTTACACATTTATCTAATGAAATTTTGTAAGCTGTAGGTGCTAGTTGATCTAATAAAAAATTGTATTCTACATCTTCTGGTAATGTTGCAGTCATACATAATAATCTATTAAACTTATTGTTTTCAAAGAACTTACGATATTCTGGTGACAAGCCTAAATGTATCTCGTCACATACAACTATAGTATAATGTTTACCTTTTAATTTATATGCACTTTGATAACACATAACTTCTACATTTTCATGTGACACACCCCACTTATCAAATTCTTCTATAAACTGATCTTGCAGCTGTACAGTAGGGACAAGTATCAATGCTTCACCACCATTTTTTAGTGCATGTTCTACTGCTAATACACCAACTCTAGATTTACCAAAGCCTGTACCTGCAATAACAGATCCTACAAATCCTTGTGCAGCCCATGCATTAAGGGCCTTTCTTTGTTCTTGATCTCTTATTTTATTTATTCTACTCACAACGTCGTCCATAATGTTACTGTTCTATTAGTTTCTTTATCTTTATATGTTCCATCAGCAGTTACCATACCTTTGTTTACAAGCTCTGTCACTCTACCTGTAACTCTATTTATGTCCCAACCTAATTGTCTAGCAATCATTTTATTAGTAGCTTTACCTTTAGATTTAATTACAGAATAAACTGTCTTTTGTTTTAATCCAATATTTACTTGGGTTTTCTTTAGAGACTCTACTTGCGTCTTTCTTATTTTTTTAACCATAAAATTCTTTTCTTTTTTAATTTATACTTTGACATATCATTGTAGACTAATGTTCTTTCATACTTTACAACAGGTGCTGTTAAACTAGTAACAACATCACTATCTAAAATTGCACTATAGTTTTTACGATTTTCTTTAAATTTCTTTATCCCTATTTCTTCTTTACCACTATTTTTAAAATAATCATCAAATTCAATTATTCTACTCTTATATATTTCATCTAAACGTTGCTTTTGCTTCATCTCTTCTATTAAATATTTAGTTTCATCTTTCATATTCCACCAGATTTGACTGATTCCACTCGATACAAGGAGAAACAATTTGATTAATGCTATTAAAATGCCCACAACTAAAGAAACCAGCACGACCACCAGAATAAGACTCGGCAGCAGGATGAGCAGCTTTAAGGATAGTATGATTATTTCTAATGTACATTTCATATTCTTGTGCTTTTTTACCCCACAATACAAAAACAAGATTAGATTTATTTCTAGATAACATTTCTACAAACATTCTTGTAAAATCTTTCCATAACTCTGTGTGTGATCCGGCTTTACCTTTCTCTACAGTCAATGCTGTGTTAAGTAACAACACACCCTGACTTGCCCAACTCTCTAGTGTAATATCTACATCTAATAAACCTTTTACATTTACACTATGCTTACTACCATAATCTGTTTCTATAGCTGTGATTATATTTTTTAAACTGGGACTAATTCTACGTGTATTTTTTGGATTGGCAAACGCTAGTCCTGTTGCGCTACCATCATGATAAGGATCTTGTCCTAGTATTACAACTCTTACATCTTTTAACTGACACATTTTTAGAGCTCTAAAAGTTTTAGATGTATCAGGTAGTATTGTATGGCCTTCAGCCTTACGTGTCCTGATTGTCTCTGTTATTCTCTTAAATGTTTTTGTTTGTAATATTGGTAATAATAAAGGATACCAATCTCCCATTTGATTTTCTAATGCTTTACTCATATTTGATAATTTTTATACCACTTTATTTTATTGTCTTGTGACTCAGCTCTATTTTTTAACTCATTACTAAGTATATCTCTAATAAGTTTTTTAGACACATTAAACTTCTCTTCCATATGCTTAGAGCTATTAGCATGTGGATTTTCAAAATAGTATTCAACTATTTTTTTAGTTAACCCTTCTTTGTCTGTAAACTTTCTTCGTTTTTTTCTCATAATATAATATAATTTACTCGGGGACGGACAATAGTATTAACTGGTTAGTGAGCTAGTAACTACTTCGTGTAGTTCTATTCTCTTTATGCCCGTCCCGTCGTAATACTTGTATAATAAAATAAGTATAAATGAGGTAAACATTTAATATTAAGGATGTCTCTTAAACACCCGGTTAGATTAGACCTCACTTACACTTATTTTTCCCAACAATTACTCACAGTTACTTCTGCTTTTAGTAAACCATTTGTTACTATTTCATTTGCTGCTTCTTCCATGGTTAGTTTCATTAGTCTACCCCAACTATCTGCAAAGTCACTTTTACATATAGTATCTATCTGATCGTGTACAGTCATTACTAACTTAACTTGATCTTCTAAATCATTTTCTTTGATTAGTTGGCGCAACAATACTAATGCTTTCTTAGTCATGTCTGCAGACGCACCTTGAATAGGTGTATTTTTACTAGCACGCTCAATACTACCAAGCTCCATTGTTGATGATTTGTTATTCCAAATCTTTGGATACCAGTTACTAAACCATCTCTTCCTATTATAAGGTGGAAATGTTTTTATGTAACCAAACTTTTTACCAAAATTACCTAGCTTATCTAAGAAGCCTTTGATTTTGGGGAACGCTTGGAAATATTTTTCGATGAGGACTTTAGCTCCGTCCACACTGATGTTAAGAGTATCAGCAAGCTTATTAGGGCCCATGCCATAAGCAAGCCCGAAATTAATAGTTTTGACATTTGTTCAGCACATGTAGAATGTAAGTCTTCATCGTTTTCTAGCGCTTTCATCCATACAGGGTCCTTAGAACCAAATGCAATTACATTTAACTCCTGTGAACTGTAGTCAGCACTAACATATTTCCAACCTTTTGGTGCAGTAAAACAATTCCTATATATATTATCTGCAGGTATCTGTTGCATGTTAGGTTTACTACTACTCACACGACCGGTGTCTAGTATCTGATGAAAGTTTGTATGTATTTTATTATCAGTTGATAGATTCTTAAAAAATGCATCACCATAAGATGTACATAGTTTCATAGCTTCTTTATACTGAATATACTCGTCAATTAATGGAAACTTAAACCTGTATTTATACATGGCTTTACCATTTACATTATCTAGATCAGGTATTAATGCTTGAAATACTTCTAGTACTTGTTTAGGTGATGTCCATTTAACATTTACTTTCCTTAAATCTTCTATAGGTGTAAACATATCTGCTTGTATGTATTTAGCTACAAACTTTGCTAGCCTATGATCCTCTATAACCATAAAATCTAAATTCATACCTAGTGTTTTAGCTTTCTTATCATTTACAGCTTCTATTTTCTTCCAACTCTCTGTATCTAAATCCAAGCCATTGTACTCAATATCTGCAAATGCTAGCACAGCTAGGTTCTCAAGCTTTACCACATTATTTAATTGATATTTATCTATAAGTGGCAACTGATGCGTACGTATTTTTATTAAATACTCTACATCTTTTGCACCATAAACAATCTGATCATCTCTAAATGGTTGACCAGTCAATCCTATAAACTGATTACGCACATCTTTGTTCAACTCTACATTTAGATATTTTTTACATACATCTTTTAGACCGTATCCAACTTTGTCTTTACCACAGTTTAACACACGCTCTACTAGAAAAGTGTCGTAAATACCTTCACAAGATATATTACTCCACTTTCTAATAAATTTGTAGTCAAACTTAGCATTATGAAATATCTTTATAATATTTTCACTCTCTAATATATTTCGTAGAGGTTCAATACTTACAATTCTAGTATCAATCACAAATTGTTTCTGATCGTCTCCAATCTGAAACATTATCATCTTTTTAGAAGTGAAGTCAAAGCCTTCAGTTTCTGTGTCCACACCTAGTACTGATTTGTCTTTACAATACTCTAACACATCATAAATCGTTGCCAATTTATAATTATTAGAAGGTATTGTTTCCACTGAACCTACTAAATAAATCATGAGTTCAAATGTTCTTGTACTTGTTGCCAATATAATGATTCTGCCTCGTGTCTATCTGCCATTTCATCTAAATGTTCGTTGTATTGTTTAAGGCCTTTTTCCATTACTTTGATTATAGATCCTGCCTTAATTACGTCTATAAATATACCATCAAAGGTAAGACCTAATTCATTATTATCCAAACATTTTTTATACTTTGTTTTAAATTCTTCTACCCTATTATCCTCGATGATAGAGTAAATCCATTTCATTTGCCCCATTTGTTATTATATTTTATTTCGCATAATATAAATCCTATTACAGCACCAAACACGAGCCATAATACTTTTATTTCTGCTATGTTAATTATTATTTTTGTTGTTTCTTCCATACTATTTAATTATCTTATCATTAGGTAAACTGAATATTTCGATACCACCTTTATTCCTGTTAGTTTTCGGTGATGGATCCATTCCAAACATCAACTGAAATCCTATATCGTGATTAATTATTTTTGGTATCTTAAATTCTTTAACTATTCTTTCTCTTATTATTTTCTCTCCCCTGAAAATAATCTCTTCTTTAATTACCTTTCTATGTATAATAGAAGGTATTTTTGTGTCATATCTCTTGTCCATTATAAATATTTAAGTTAAATACAAAACAAGGGAGCACTGGGTTGAGATTACAGCACCTATAGGTACAAACCAGATTTTCCTCCCTCATTTTATATTAATACACAGATTACGCTATCTGTTTTCTTACATCATTGTTAATGCATCTTCAGACTCAAACTCCTCAACTTTTACCTCTGCAACATCGTGTTGCACTTTAGTATGAGGAACATGTCCATTAGTGAAGACACATCTGTTGTTACGATAGATAAACTTACCATCTTTAGTTTTAAGTGGCTCATTAGTTTGTGGATTTATCTTGTAACCACCATTTTTACTTTGCCACTCAGTTGGTGTTGTAGATTCCATAAGTCTAACTCTCATTCTTTTACCTGAAGTAGAACCATCTGATTCTGATACAGGATTAAGAACGTTAGTCATAACTCTTTCTGCAACTGCACCTGATTTTGTAGTGTATGTCTCAAATTCTTGTGCATTGACATCAAAGCCACCACCAAGAATTCTATTAATACCTTCTGCACTTACAGTTGGCCAAGCATAATAGTCTGAAGTGTTACTAAATCTATCATCGCCATAGTTTAGCTCTGCCAAACCGTCAATCATCTCTTCATCACCTACAACTACGTCGTTAGAAGATGTGCTGACTCTCTCGATAAGAGTTAGTTGATACTTACCATTGTCTACCTTTCTGATAGATTGTAATAATGTTTGTCCTGATTTTAGAGTGTCAAGACTACCACTGTTTAATTGATTTGCCATTTGTTTAATTGGTTTTAAATGGGTTAATAATTGTGATAATTTGAGGCATTATCTTGGCCTTAAGTAATTAAAAGACTCTTATCATACCACTTAGCTCTATCAAAGTAGGCATCGTTAGCAGAGTTTGTGAGTCTTTTTAAAAGTTTACCAGAGGTGTAACAAGGAACAAGTATATTATGATAAAATCCATCACCTCTGGCAATTGCTAGTAAACTAACAATTCTATTTCGCACAGTTTTGATTGCCTTTGCCCCAAGTACCAAATCCAAATGGTGCTTGACTATGTAAATCATAAACAACTTTAGATTTCTTAGGCCAAACTGTTTTATTCTTTCTAGTCTTAGATAATTCTTCTGCTTGTTGCAGTTCTATATCTTTTTGTACTGATTTATTATATTTAAATCTATCAAATACTATACCTGACATAAAGCCAAATCCATAAGCAGATAGAATGCTTAATAAAATTACTATTGTTTCCATATTTTTATTTGTTTTAGTTAATGTCTAATTGTGCTCACTCATCATTTTCACGGGCTTGTGACCGTCCTTGGCTGATTTAAGCACGAATTAGGGGATTATCAGTCCCAAAGTATAACTATCAGTATTGCTACTGCTCATCTCGATACATATTATAATGTTCCCACATTATTCTTATAATTACTCTTCCACTTGGCGTTATAATTACATTGAATAG